AGATCAAAGTTTTGATATATCTTATACTGCGGCCGCACTAGAAGGATATAACGGAGTTAGATCAGGCACACTCAATGTGACAATAAGCGATGCTTTGGATTCTATTGTAGTTACTGATGATTATACTTTTGTAGGAGATTCACCAGGTTACGATACTGCATTAAAGTTGGATGCAGTATTAGTAGATATCGATAACGATACAGTTTTTGATACAGTGTTAATCAAAACTTATACAACTAATCCCCTTCCTGGCAATGCTAGGACTAATTTTAAATTTAAAGTAAGAGCAAAACAAGCGTAGGCTACATGTTTGATAAAAAATATGACAACAGATTAGAAGCATGGGCAGATTTTCGTAACGAATTAGAAAAAAGTCCAACTCCATTTGAAGATGTTATAGAATACTATCAAGGTGCACCGTCAGTTCGTTTTAATGCAGATCCATGGGACGATGCAACTTGGCCCACTCCTTGGGAACTTGTATTTTATAACGAATATTGTGACTTTTGTCGTGTACTAGGATGGTGTTATTCTTTACAATTAACCGAACGTTTTTCGACCAGTAATTTTGAGATACATATCATTACAACAAGTGAAAAAGACTATCAATATTTGCTAATTGTTGATGATAACGTATTAGGATTTTCAGATGAAAACAAAATTATTTCAAGAAAACGACTGTCGAATTATCAATCGCAACAGGTATACGCAATGCCTGACTTTCACTAAATATCAATTATATTAACAAAAGAGAACAGGAGCAAAGAATGTCAAATGGTATTCAAATCGTAAAAAGAAGTGGTGCTACCGAGCACATTAACATAGACAAAATCCACAAAGTAGTAGAATTTGCATGTGAAGGATTAGCAGGAGTAAGTAGTTCACAAATTGAAATGAATGCTAATATACAGTTTTACGATGGAATGAGTACAAAAGAAATACAAGAAGTTCTTGTTCGTTCAGCAAACGATTTAATTAGTTTAGATGCTCCCAACTATCAATATGCGGCAGCAAGACTTTTATCATATGGCGTAAACAAAGAAGTATTTGGCGAGTATAAGCCATTTACTTTAATGGAAATGATCAAGAAAAATATTGATAGAGGTGTGTACGATTCTGCTATATTAGATATGTATACAGAAGATGAGATTGCAAGGCTAGATAGTTATATTTGGCACAAGCGTGACGAAAATTTTACCTATGCAGGACTAAGACAAGTTGTAGACAAGTATTTGTGTCAAGACAGAAGTTCAGGCGAAATATTTGAAACACCTCAGTTTATGTATATGATGATTGCCGCAACACTATTTGCTAACTATCCTAAAGAAACACGTATGCATTATGTAAGGAGATACTATGACGCGACCTCACTTTTTAAAATCAATATCCCAACGCCAGTCATGGCCGGTGTACGCACACCTGTTAGACAGTTTGCTTCGTGTGTCCTTGTTGACAGTGACGATACCCTTGATAGCATCTTCGCATCTGATATGTCGATTGGTAGATATACGGCGCAAAGAGCAGGTATTGGAATTAACGCAGGAAGAATTAGAGGAGTCAACTCAAAAATTAGAGGCGGAGAAGTAGCACACACTGGTATTATTCCGTTCCTTAAAAAGTTCGAAGCAACTGTGCGTTGCTGTACACAAAATGGTGTACGTGGAGGTAGTGCAACTACACACTTCCCGTTTTGGCATCAAGAGATTGAAGACATCCTTGTGTTAAAAAATAACAAAGGCACAGAAGACAATCGTGTACGCAAACTAGATTATTCAATTCAGCTGAACAAAACTATGTATGAAAGGCTATTGTCTGGTGGAGAAATAACCCTTTTCTCGCCACACGATGTGCCAGGACTATATGAGGCGTACTTTGGTGACCCAGATGAGTTTAAAGAATTATACGAAAAGTACGAAAGAGCAACTAGTATAAAGAAAAAGAAAATCGATGCTATGACATTATTTTCAGAGCTAATTAAAGAACGTGCTGAAACAGGACGCATTTATATAATGAATGTCGATCACTGTAACACACATAGTTCTTTCAAGGACACAGTTTACATGAGTAATTTGTGTCAAGAAATTACATTACCTACAAAACCTCTTGAGCATATAGATGACGAAAATGGCGAAATTGCACTATGTATTCTAAGTGCAATCAATGTAGGTACGATTAGAGGCCTTGATGACCTTGACGAACTTTGTGATCTTGCAGTAAGAGCACTAGAAGAAATTATTGATTATCAGCGTTATCCAATTAAAGCTGCAGAAATTTCAACAAAAGCGAGACGTAGTTTGGGTGTAGGATATATTGGTCTTGCTCATTATCTTGCTCGTAATAAAGCAAAGTACAGCGATAAAAAAGCATGGCAACTTGTACATGATTTATCAGAAGCATTTCAATATTATCTTTTAAAAGCAAGTAATAAACTTGCACAAGAAAGAGGTGCATGTGAATATTTTAACCGCACTAAATATAGCGATGGTATACTTCCAATTGACACATATAAAAAGGATGTTGATACCATTGTGGAAAATAAATTAAATTATGATTGGGATAGTCTCCGAAATGATATCAAAGAGCACGGCCTCAGGCACTCAACGTTGTCTGCACAGATGCCATCAGAGAGCAGTTCCGTTGTGTCAAACGCAACAAACGGAATTGAACCTCCTAGAGGGTATTTGTCCGTTAAGAAGTCAAAGAAAGGGCCTCTTAAGCAAATTGTTCCGCAATATCATTCGTTAAGAAATAACTACACACTTCTATGGAATATGACTTCAAATGAAGGTTATATTAATGTAGTAGCAGTAATGCAAAAATTCTTCGATCAAGCAATTTCAGGAAACTGGAGTTATAATCCAACACAGTATGCTGATAACGAAGTTCCTATGAGTGTGATGCTACAAGACTTGTTAAATACATACAAGTTTGGTTGGAAAACAAGTTACTATCAGAATACTTATGATTATAAAACTGATCCAAGCGAGATAGAAGAAGAAAAAATAGAAGCATCTATTCCGGTCGAACCGACACAAAACACAGAAGACGACGAAATGTGTGAAGCGTGTGCAATTTAATGGTTGACAATACTGCAACCGTAATATATAGTAAGTAAAAAGGATGTAACAAAAATGGCGAAGACCGTCTTCAACAAAGAAAAAGTAGACTTCACAAAACAAAACATGTTTTTTGGAGCAGATCAGAACACACAACGATACGATACTTTTAAGTTTCCTGTGTTTGACAAATTAAATCAAACAATGTTAGGATACTTTTGGCGACCTGAGGAAGTTAGTCTACAAAAAGATAGAGCAGACTATGCAAACTTCCGCCCAGAGCAAAAGCATATCTTTACCGCAAACCTAAAGTATCAAACACTACTTGATAGTGTACAAGGACGTGGACCGTGCCTAGCATTCCTTCCACACTGTTCACTGCCTGAATTAGAAGGTTGCATTGTTACTTGGGATTTCTTTGAAACTATTCACTCACGTTCATATACACATATCATGAAAAACGTATATCCAGATCCAAGTGAAGTTTTTGATACCATCCTAGATGACGAGAAAATTATTGCCCGTGCAACAAGTGTAACAAAACACTATGATGCATTTAGCGAAGCGGCTGACTCATTTATCCATCGCAAAGAAGGCAATATGAAGGAAGTCAAAAAGAAACTTTACCTTGCAATGCAAACAGTAAATATACTTGAAGGACTTCGCTTTTACGTGTCATTTGCTTGCACCTTTGGCTTTGGAGAACTAAAGTTAATGGAAGGTAGTGCTAAGATTATTTCACTTATCGCTAGGGATGAAGCACAGCATTTGGCACTTTCAACTCATATTTTAAAACTTTGGGCTCAGGGAAAAGATGATCCTGATATGGCAAAGATTGCAAAAGAGTGCGAAGAAGAAGTTTATGATTTGTGGCGTGAATGTGTTGCAGAAGAAAAGGACTGGGCAGAATATTTGTTTAAAGATGGATCAATGATTGGTTTGAATACTACACTACTTCATCAATATGTAGAGTATATCGCTAATCGTAGATTGAAAGCATTAGGTATGAATGCTATCTTTGATCAACCTGTTAACACAAATCCGTTACCGTGGACACAACATTGGTTATCAAGCTCAGGCTTACAAGTTGCTCCACAAGAAACAGAAGTAGAAAGTTACATTATAGGCGGCATCAAACAAGATGTTGACAAAGAAAAACTTAAAGGATTTTCATTATGATAGAAATATGGGGCAAACCAGCTTGCCCTCATTGTGATCAAGCAAAACAATTTTGTGAAACACGTGAATTTAAGTACGTTTACAAACAATTAGATGTAGACTTTACAAGGGAAGAAGTATTTGAAAACTTTCCAGGAGCAAGAACATTTCCACAAATTAAAGTGAACAGCAAAATCATTGGATCTAAAGACGACTTTTTTAAGTATGTTGAAGATACAGGCTACACAGGATCAGGACACAGTTTAAGTTAATATGTTAATAGAAGCACCATACAAAGCACAGGATACGGTTACTGTTAAAACAACCGCCGGAGATGAATTAGTAGGCCGATTTATTGAAGAAAATGATAAAGAGGTTGTTATAGAAAAACCTCTTGCATTAATGGCAACACAACAAGGAATGGGGTTGGCGCCTTTTGCCTTTACTATTCCACCAGATGCTAAAATTAAGTTGAATAGATCAGCAGTATTGTTTGTACACAAGACTGAAACAGAAATGGCAAAGCAATATGTACAAAATGTTAGTGGGATACAAATGGTATGACAACAGATGTAGCAACAAAAAATTCACAAACCTTACAAGGAAAACTAGAAGCATTTTTTGATGCTATCGAGGGAATTGAAAAATTAGAAGACGGTTCTGTTATTATAGAATGGAAGTCTAATGTTGCCCATCATGTTGACGGTCATCATGTTGTTTACTCACAAGGCCTACAAATTAATCAAGCAAAAGAAATCCATCTTAATCCATACTTTGAAAAGAAATTAAATCAACTACGTTTCGAAGAATTAGGCGATCAAGTTAGGAAAGCAATAGGAGTAGATATGAATGACGCACCATTTATAATTAAAGATAACAATGAACTGTTATATTTTCATAAAATAGAAGATATACCACAGGAGTTTGATCATTTAATAAAGTTTGCCCCTACGATTCCTCCAGAGCCACACACAGAAGAACAACATGCAGAGATCGAAACACTAAACGATAAACTGCAAGAACTACTCAAAAGAGAACGTAAGTAATGCCAGCCGTTACTAGACATCAAGATGCAGATGTGCCTCATTGTTCAGGAATGACAAGAGCAGGACATTCGAGCGATGTTATTGTAAACAATAAAGGCGTAAGTAGAAAAGACGATAATAATACAGGACATTTACTTCCTGGTTCACCGTGCCCGAGTCATGCGGCACCAATTACAACAGGTTCAACCACAGTATTCGCAAATAATAAAGGCGTAGGTAGAATAGGAGACGGTATTACTGCATGTACAAGTGTAGCTCAAGGTTCTCCTGACACATTTGCTGGTTGACATCCCAACCAAACCCTGCTATAATAACACTATGAAAAATAAGGTAATACTGACAGATTGCGACGGCGTTTTACTTGATTGGTCCTATGCGTTTGATCAATGGATGAAATATCACGATTATAAAGTCGTAGTTGAAGATAATATAAATTATGATATGCATATAAAATATGGTCTTGATAAAAAAGAAACAAAAAGACTAATTAGAATGTTTAACGAAAGTGCGTGGATTAGGAAATTGCCTCCGTTGCGAGATGCAATACACTATGTAAAACTACTTCACGAAAAGCATGGTTTTATATTCCATGCTATAACGAGTTTGAGCAGTAATTATTACTCTCAACATTTAAGAACAAAGAACCTACGCGAACTGTTTGGTGACACTGTTTTTGAAAAATATGTTTATTTAGATACAGGTGCAGACAAGGATGAAGTCTTGTTAGACTACAAAGATACTGGCTGTTACTGGGTTGAAGATAAACCATTAAACGTTGATACTGGTATAAAACTAGGACTCAATGGTGTATTAATTAACCATGATCATAACAAACACTATGACGGAAGTGCAATTAGAGTTTGGACATGGGAAGAATTATACAAAATTATTATAGGAGAAAAAGTATATGACTTTACATGATGAAATCGTTCAGGCTTTTAACAATTATTTGTCTGAATCAGAAACCTTTGAAGATAAAAATGTTAAGGCCGCGGCCGCAAGAGCTCGTAAGGCTTTAGGCGACTTAGGCAAACTGACCAAAGAGCGTAGAAAAGAAATCCAAGATAAAAAGAACTCAATGTAATGAGCGGTCAACGGCGATGGCTGAAATTATGGGCCAGGACTGTTGGGATGCCTATTGGGTTAAACGACGAAGATAAACCAGAGTTCCTTCCAATACCTCAAGAAGATGTTAGAAGGGCTCTGGTTTTTCGTACTTTTTGGATAGCATTACATATCCTAACATGTTGCATGATTATTGCAGGTAATGCTAAAAATTTATTTTTTACATGAGGTCGGTATGAAAGTAGAGATTAAATTAAGTAACACACAGCTACTTGTATTAGGAGTCTGGTCTTGGGCTTTTATTTTAGGAATGGTCTTAAATTGACCTATGTTAGCGCCATTAAACTAATAGTAGTGTAAATACTGTATGCTACGAAATGATCTTAAAGAAGAATACAGATTATTTTTTATGGTGAAAGGACACCTTGACGCTCCTGTTCAAACTGTAATAGATTGTGCAGATGGGTATTTCAAACGTTTATGGTACGACGGTGCTAATGGTGCACCTCTTTATGATTATTCAGAACAGTTTGAACAAGCATGGAGAGAAAAAAATGGCATCGAGAGCTTTTGAATCACTAACAGAAGAAGACTTACGTTATTTAGAAACCCTTCTAGGTGAAGCGTATTCTAAAGAAATGAATCAAGATAGAACTTGGCAAACAAAAAATGGTTATGCAAGACCATTTCAAAAGCAAAGACGTATACTAAATTGTCTTAATGCTATACGTTCACAAAAAGACTATTTAAGAAAAACATCTATTAAGTGGTAATTGGCTCTGGGGGAAGGACTCGAACCTTCACGGTAAATACTTTGCCAGTTACTTACCACACGATAAACAGTCGTGCGTGTCTACCTGATTCCACCACCCCAGAAAACCTTTAGGCGGCCATTAAATCTTTATTAGATTTTTCTAATGCCGCTATCATTCTTGTCATGCCAATTCCGCCACCTACTCTTGGGAAGAAATCAAAATTTAAAAATTCTTCAAGTTCTGCCTCCACACGTTCTTTTCCAAATAACTTGTAAAGTAACTGACTATACTCGCCATTTGTAATTGTGTGGAATGTATCACGCATCATATCAACATCGGTTGAACGCTCTGCTGAACCAATAGTTTCCATGCCACCTAGTATCACATCAATCTTTTTACTATGGATGCCATCTTTGTATCTGCTCATATTCCAGAATGGTGAGGTCATTTCAGGAAAGTCTGTAATCATTGTTGAACCAAAACGTTCAAACATTTTTGTTTCATGAGTTGCGTCCATCTCAACACCATGTCCTATCTGAAAGTGATCTTGCCACTCTGCATAAGTTTTTTCAGTTGGCTCGTCAAAGCCTAGATAATTACATAATTCGTACTCCATTGCTTT